CCCACTACATCTCCCACTACATCTCCCAGTACATCTCCCACTACATCTCCTCCTACATCTCCACCGACATCTCCCCCTACATCTCCCACTACATCTCCCCCTACATCTCCACCGACATCTCCCACTACATCTCCACCTACATCTCCCCCTACATCTCCACCGACATCTCCACCGACATCTCCACCGACATCTCCCCCTACATCTCCACCGACATCTCCTCCCGCACAAAAAGGAGGACGTAAAACAAAACGTAGAAAAGGTGGTTTGTCATCTCAATTAGTACCAATTGGATTATTAGCAGGTGTTTTAGCATCAAGAAAAAAGCGAAGATACCGAAAAGGTAGTAAATCAAAAACTAGAAAAGGACGATTAAATTTTGTAACTCACAAAGGCGATAAATTTTATAATAGAAATAATAGAAGACAATCATTTAATCAATTAGGTATTAAAGGCAGACCTTTTTAATTAATTTAAATAATAAATATTTAAACTGACATTAATATATAAAATTAATGTCATTTGAAGATAATATTAGAAAATGGATACAAACTGATAATGCTATAAAAGAAAAACAATTAGCTATAAAACAGTTAAAAATAGAAAAAGATCAATATAATGAAAATATTTTAGAATATATGAATGAAAATAATTTAGAAAATGCTACTATTAAAATAGGTGATGGAAAACTTAGATTAGTTGAAACAAATTGTCCACAAGCACTAACTTTTAAATTTATTTGTGAAGCATTATGTGAATATTTCCAAGATGATGAAGATCATGAAGAAGTTGTTAAAGAAATAATAACATTTATGAAAGAAAAAAGAAATATTAAAACAAATAAAGAAATTAGAAGATATGGTATTTGTAGTTAAAAATTTAAAAGTATATTATATATAATGGCAAATAATAGTTTCACAAAAAATTTAAATAGTGTATTAAAAGAATCCCATTACCCACATTTATCAAACAAATTATTTGATAATTTGATTTTACCACCTGGTTTAATTAAGAATGAACTAAATACTATTAAATGTACAAATATTAAGGTATGTCATACAGATGAATGTCTTGATCAAAAAGTATTTGATAAATTAGTAGATTTAGTTGAAGTAAAACCCGATAAATCTAATAGTAATGTTAAAAAAACAAAAAGTAAGTTAACTAGAAATAAAAATAGAGTAAAGAGAGAAAAAAAGACTCGTCGCAAGAGATAAATATTATTAATTTATTACAATAATATTTATTAATATTAGTCTGACTCGCTCCAGTTATTTGGATTAAATGGTGATATTAATATATCTGCTATTCGCTCTTTCCAATATTCTACACGTTTATTAAATTTCTGTTGTTGTCTAGTTATAGGATAATCTGGTGTATCTTCCATTATTTCTGATTCTAATGGTGTTATTTTTGGTCGATGTCCATAACAATTTACTCCAAATCTTACATTTGGATTATCTATATATCCTCCATTTACTCCTGGTCTTCCACAATCATTTTCATGGCCTTTTATATTTTGTAATCGTTCCCAATGTTTGTATTGTGTAGGAAATAATGCCATTTGATTATCTGACCAACCATAGCTACACCATTCTCCACCATTTTGATACGCATCTTGTAATTCTCTAATATTTGCTAATCTACCACCATATGCTGCACATAATGCTTTAGAATCTTCATATGTATACAGATTTCCTGGTATATGATACACTTCTTCTCCTGGTAATTCCGGTACAGGAGCTGGTTCAGGTCCATCAGGGGCAAGAGGCGTTTGAACATTTATATCTATTTCAGGATTATTTGTAAACAAATTTTTTATGGTTGTTATAATATCTACATTTAAAAGATAGTTAAATCCATTTATTATTAGTAAAACTAAAAATACTGCTGCTAATATAATACCTAGTACACGTCCATTACCATTGCTCTCTGTTGGACTAGTGTCGCTAGCTGAGCTTCCTAAAGAACTAAATAATAAAACATATGATAAAATTACTATTACTATAATAACAATAAATATAGGATTTAACGGAAGATTATTGAAATAATTACTTAATGTTGGTACTCCAGTTACAGAATCCATTTCTACATTCATATTATATATATAATTAATCCTTATTTTTTTTTCTATAAAAAAGACAATATGTATGTGCAGTAATTATTCTATCTTCACTTATCTCATTTATAAATGTATCATTAAAACAATACCATTTGCCATTTGCATTCTTAATATTTGCTGTATAATGACCACCATAAACACTTCCCGAATGATTTCCTGTACCAAATAAGTCATACACACAATTTTCTGATTCATATCCTGCTACATATTCTGATAAATCTAAATCGGTTAATGGAGTTGTTACCAAAGTATGAATTTTTTGCTGATTATTATTGTAACGCTTTAATTCTATAATTAAAACATTTGGTAAATTCCAAAATATTATATTTTTAATAGCATTTTGTTTTTTATTAGTTTTATCATTATGCCATTGATTATCATCTATTAAATATTCATTTTGAGTATAATAATTTAAGCAATCAAATATAGAACAATTATTTGATTTAGGAATAGATAATGATAATATAGAAAATGGTTCAGGCGCAACACTTAATACTTCATTAGTAATATAATCTTTAATCTGAGTTACACTAATTCCATAAAAAATATTTAAAATTTCAGAATACTCACGTTTATACATATTTTTCATCATTTCATAACATTTTTTTGCTAAAATATCTTTACTATTTTTTACAACACCATTTATTTTCATTTCTACTTCACGTTTTAAACTTTCATGTAAACAATCTATAATAAATAATAAAAATTCGAATACATCATTTTGTGCAAATCCAGTAAACATTTCATATCCTTTTATTCTAGCTATTTCTTGAACAGATTTAACAAATCCATATGGTGCTATAGTACAATTTTCGCTCCACATCATATTTCTTAAATTATTCCACTCTGTATAAATTTTTGATTCATTATTATTATTTAGTATTCTTTTATTTGTTTGTAAAAATATATTTAATTCATACGTATGAGATAATAATTGTAAACAAGAATTTAAATAACAAGTATTTCCTATATTAACTAAGCCAGTCAATCCTGAATCTTTGAATTGATTAAATTTTTCTGCCATTATATTATAATTAACTATATATTTAAACATATTTTTTTTATTACTTATTAATATGGATAATCATTCTAGAAATCAATACTATAGAACTTTTTCCAATACAAATAATATGTCACAAGAAGAACTATACCAAAATTATATTAATTTTATCAATAATACTACACAAATATTAAATAATATAGTATTACTTCTCTCTAATCAACAAAATACATATAATAACTTAATTAATCAACATAATTTTACGAATGCTAGAAATACTGCTTATAGTAGTGCTTTTACTAATTCACAATACCAATCTGCACGGCCATACATATATCGACCTAGTCCATTAAGTAGACACGCACCAATTAACATTAATGATACAATATTTTTACCTAGTATTTTCCGAAATGCACGTCCTGCTGCTCCTACTATAAATGATTTAATAAATAATGTTTCTTATTGTATTTACAATGATATAAGCAATAATACAAATGATACATGTCCTATAACGCAAAGAGAGTTTACACCAACAGATATTGTTTTAAAAATTAATAGTTGTAATCATATTTTTGATCCACAGGCACTACTTACATGGTTATCAAGAAATAATGCTTGTCCAATGTGTAGACATAATATTACAGAGCAAGTGACTCCAAATTTAAGCAATAATAATGAAGAGAATGATAATAACAATGATGATAATAATTATGATAATAATAACTATGATAATGATAACTATGATAATGATGATAATGATTTAGATAATGGTAATAATAACAATAATAGCTATCCAAATTATCCTAGCTCATTTGCACTTGAATTAGCAAACCTTATTTCAAATGAATTATATCGTGATAGTGATTTTTCTGGAAATATTCAAATAGAATTAGGTTTATCAGGTAGACAATAAAATTGAAAAATTTAAAATTATCTATTTATCTAGTTATAAATAGATAATAATGAACAACTTTTACAAATTTCCAGCAATTCCATTTGACTTATCAATGTATATTCATAGACATAGGCAAAATAGTGCATGTGATGTTATTATAAATAGTTGGTATAATCACATTGCTAGAAAAGTGATTGCTATAAATTTAATTTCTAGAATAGTAACATCACAAGATATTATATATAATTTTAATCCATATATGAATATTACAGATTCAACCGTATTAAGTACTCTTAACTATTGTAATAGAGTATTATCAGGCAATGAAGATAGAGAATGGTGGACAAAAAAAATTCTACAAGTAGTATCTCGTTTTAATTATCAAGTAAATAATAATAATACTTATATTTATAATGAATATCCACAAAAAATATTAACAGTCTGTTATAAAATTTATACTAAATTTTATCCAAATTATAATAATATTTGGAATTATACACAAATAAATTCTTTAAATAATATAGATAATGTAATTAATGATTTATATTTCTCAAATAATATATAAATATTCTAATATCTCTCTTGCTAATGTTTGTCGAGATTGAATTGAATACATATTTTGTCCATAAGATAAAGCTTTTGGTCTTAAAATAAATGTATTTATATTATTTTCTTTACAATATTTTTTAATTATTTTTTCTTGACTATTTTTAGCTCTATATGTATCTCGTAGATATAAATTATCCATTATTTTTATACCAATATTTGAATTTTTTAAAGATTCCCCTACGCCATGAGCACTTACTAATATTATTCCATTTAATTTATTATCAATATTTGATATAATATCATCTGTAACTTGATCCGAATAATCATTAGTAAATGGTTGACCTCCTAGTGTAAAAACTATATTTTCAAATCTATATTTATTAAAATTATTATATGTATCTACTTTTAAATTATTACTATTTATAAAAGTATTAGTAGATTTTAAATCTAATCCCCCCCCTCTATACGGATATTGAATCTTATCTGAACTATTACTCAGTGCTAATATTTTTTTATTAGCAGTTATACCTTGAAAAATAATCTCTCTACCCAAACCACTATTACCTCCTACTACACAGAGATTAAATCCTTGACATATACTAAAAATTAGGCTAACTATAACCAACTTCATCATTATTACTATTTATAAGTAAATCTTTTTATTATATTATTTTTTTAATTTAATAAAAAATTTTTGTCTGTAAAATAAAAAGATAAATAAAAATATAAAGTACCCATAAATGCTATTTGAAAATCTATTTCTGGATATTTTACAAGAGAATAATATATCCATAATAAATTTGATAATAATGCTAATATTAATGTACGATATGGAAAATTAAGTGTTTTTTTTGTTTTATATACGACATATATGACTGGTAAAAAACTTATAATACCAATAATAGTTGCTAAAATCCAGTTATTTTTGAATGTGTTTCAACATATTCTTCTATCTTATTAATAAACATATATATATATTAGTTTAACAATTTAATATATGGATCAAATAATATACTCTTTACCTCTTTACATCTTAGTTCTTCATATTTTTTATTAAATTTTTCAGGATCTGTCCACTTTTCATGTAATTTATCAATTTCGGCTTTCCAACTTTTCATTGAAATACCTCGTTTTGTTACAAAATCTTCCATATCTTCTAATACTAATGCAAGTAACTGCTGAATTGGTTTCATAATCTGATTAGTAATATAAAATCCATAATCAATGTTGATATTATTTTCATTTATAAACAATGGAGTTTCTATTTTATCTCCTTGTAATGCTTTTTTATCACTATTTTTAATATATATAAATTCTATTCTATCACCAGGTTTAGGTTTATTACCAGGATCTCGTTCACCAATTCTTATAGCTAATACATTATGTGCAATTTGTTTTGGATTTTTATAATATGATCTTAACGATTTTGTTATAACTAATTTTTGTTGTGGTATTTTTTCATCAATTACATCTTGTAAACTCTGTTTTATAAAATCGACTGCTTTATGAACTACTTGATCTTTCATAAGAATATCAATTGCTCCACCATAAACATCTTTTACCTGTGCACAATTATCTCTACGTTTTAATACTAGTCCCATTTCTTTTCGCTTACCTTTATTTGGATCTTCTTCATATAATATTCCAACATAACGTTTTTTAGATAACAGACAAAATGGTAGAAATGTTTTTTCATACTCTAGATCGTGTGGACTTTTTAAAAACATAGTTGCCAACCATCCAGCTCGCTTTGCTAATTCAATAGTTATCTCTAAAGCTTTTTTACCAATAATCTCTTTACCATCTAGATCTTTTAAATTAAATGTAAAGAATACTGAATCAGTATCACCATAAATATATTCTCCTTTACACATAACTTTTCCATAATTTTCTGTCTCTTCGATTGTATTATCATAACAGGCTTCTATTACTTCTTTGGCATAAATTAATAATTTTCTACCAGTTGCTGTTGTACTTGCTGCAATAT